AACGACCTACGACTCAAAGAAATCGCCACAGGAGACGAGTCAGGAACGTGGGGCACCAGTACGAACACCAACCTCGAGTTGATTGCGGAAGCGTTTTCGTTTGGTACAGAAGCTATTACGACGAATGCAGACACCCACACGACGACGATTGCTGATGGTTCTACTGATCCAGGCCGCTCTCTATTCTTGAAGTACACTGGCACCCTAGATAGCACTTGCACGATTACGATAGGCCCGAATACGGTCAGCAAGCTATGGTTTATCGAAAATGCAACTTCGGGATCACAGAGTATTATCATAAGCCAAGGCTCTGGCGCAAATATCACCATCCCTAATGGTCAGACCAAAGCAGTGTACTCTGACGGTGCCGGATCAGGCGCAGCGATAGTTGATGCGTTTCAAGACTTGTCGATTCCTGACCTGTTTGTTGATGATGATTTGACGGTTGGTGATGATTTGCTTTTGTTGTCTGATGCAGCGGCGTTAAAGTTTGGGGCCGACAGCGATGTAACTCTTACTCATGTTGCAGATACTGGGTTATTGCTTAACAGCACAATGGCTATTCAGTTTAACGATGCTTCTCAATTTATTAACGCACCCAGTGCCACAATTTTAGATGTTAATGCGACTGATGAAATTGAGCTTAACGCTACCCTAGTAGACGTAAATGCTAATTTAGATGTATCGGGAACCTATACTGGCGCTGGCTTGATGACTACTGGTGGCAACATAGTGGTGCCCGATGCTGGAAATATCGGGTCTGCTAGTGATACAGATGCTATTGCCATAGGCGCTGATGGCGATGTCACGCTAACCCAAGACTTAGAATTAAAGCACGATGGAGCAATACTATCTTTTGGTGCGGATGATGACACTACTCTCACGCATACGGACGGATCTGGGCTAACGCTGAATTCTACAAACAAGATCATGTTTAATGATGCAAGCCAGTTCATACAAGGCTCTAGCGCAACGGTCTTGGCTTTGGGTGCAACAGACGAAATCGACCTAACGGCTACCGCTGTAGATGTGAACGGAACGATGGACGTTTCTGGTGCATTGACGCAATCAACTGCGGCGGTGAAAGTCGCGGGTGTTGAAACGATTTATGTTCCTGCTGCTGCGATGTATCCCAACACCACGGCGGGTTGTGCAGATTTGACACAGGTCGAATTGTCTAATGGCCCAGAGATTAAATGTTTAGACTTCGATGCAAGTTCCGATGAGAACGCTCAGTTCACTGTGTGTTTTCCAAAATCGTGGAACGAAGGCACAGTGACATTTCAAGCCTTTTGGACGGTCACAGGCACCAACACAGGTACTGTAGCTTGGGGCTTATCTGGCGTTTGTATTGCGGATGACGCAAGCATCAATACCGCATTTGGCACCAATGTAGTTGCTACAGCAAAAGCCTTCAGCGGAACGTCCAACGACATGACCGTATCGGCAGTATCGGGTGCGGTGACGATTTCTAATGCCGCTGTAGACACGCAAACATATTTTCAAATAATGCGTGATGTCTCAGCAGACAGCCAATCGGGTGATGCTCGTTTGCTGGGGATAAAATTGTTCTTTACTACTGACGCTAAAAACGACTCGTAAGGAGTAACTGATGTCAGGCTTCGGTTATAACGTCAACGGATTTGGTGCTTTCCCTAACCGCCAACCCCCTTACTTAATAGACATCCTAGTAGTGGGTGGCGGAGGCGGCGGGGGTAGTTCTTATACGTGTGGCGGCGGCGGCGGCGCTGGTGGGCTGCAAACTCTCTCTCAAATTAGCCCTGCTCTCAACACTGATTACACAGTGACTGTTGGCGCAGGATCTGCTGGACGACTTAATTTTAACGGTGCTTTAACAGCCTCAGATTCGAGTATATCTGGCACCGGAATAACCACAACTACTGGTAATGGCGGTGGCGGCGGAGGTGCTGAGGATCAAGATAACAGCAACGCAGACGGTGGTTGCGGCGGCGGCGAAGGTGTTAATCAAGACAATTCGGGCAGCGGTGGTACTGGATCGCAGGGTGGAAATGGCGGCGATAGTTATGTGCTTATCACCTCGGGTATAAATGGTGAAAGATCTGGTGGCGGTGGCGGTGGCGACGGCGGAAGCCCAGAAAACGGGTCAAACGGTGCAGCATTCGCAAACGGTGGCGGCGGTAATGGCGGTAACGGGTCTGCATGGGTAGACGGGGTAACTCGCGCTGGTGGCGGGGGTGGTTCTAATGGTAATTATGCTTTTACTACCAATCTTCTCGGCGGTGATGGGGGTTTAGGTGGCGGCGGTGATGGCGGTGCAGCATCTCGAAGTGGTATTAACCGTCATGGAACAAACGCTACTGCAAATACTGGTAGTGGCGGCGGTGCTGGCGCTGATGTCGTCCAATACCAAGCAAACCCCGGCAACGGAGCATCTGGAGTTATAATTTTGAGGTACGCTGGGTCGCAACGAGGCACAGGGGGTACAGTAACCTCTAGTGGTGGGTTTACAACTCATACTTTTACAAGCTCTGGCACATTTAATACAGGATCGTAAAGTGGCTCATTACGCAAAAGTTGTTGATGGCATTGTTGAGACAGTGATTGTTGCCGATCAAGAGTGGATAGATACTTTAGATGGGACATGGGTACAGACTTCTTACAATAGTCGTGGCGGTGTTCACTATGGTCAAGATCTAGAGCCAGATGGCGGGGTAGCGTTGCGTAAAAATTATGCGTCGATAGGGGATACTTACGATCCAGTTCGTGATGCTTTTATACCCCAAAAGCCATTTTCTAATTGGGTACTAAACGAAGATACTTGTTTATGGGTGCCACCCGTCGCTCGTCCTAATGACGGTAAAAATTATATTTGGAATCAAGACACTACATCTTGGATGGAGATAGAAGATTAAATCTTTCGAGCAATTTGTTTGTTTAAGTGGACTGCCTAGAACAGGCTCTACGTTACTTTCTGCACTGCTATCGCAGAACCCTGCAATACACGCAGAAGGTAATTCGGCTCTTTGTCAGATTATGTGGGACACACAGAACTCATGCAGAGATGCTTCCAAAGAGGCTATAGCCGCAAACAACAGATTCTATTGTGTCCACGACATAGTGTCTCAACTGCCGCACTCTTACTACAAGGGTAACAGTCAACAGGAAAGGATTGTCGTAGACAAGTGTCGAACATGGACGTTGGACTCCAACATGCAGATGGTCGATGAATACATAGGCAAAGATACCAAGGTAGTCGTTTTGGTTCGTCCTGTTGTAGAAATAGCCAAATCGTTTGTGAAGCTGTACAAAGAAAACGGTATTTACACAGAACAGTTAGAAAGGGATTTATTTAATCCGAGCAGTGACCCTTTGGCTAGACCGCTTGCTGGGGTGTATGCGGCAAAAGTAGGTCTGCAAGACACAAGTAATCGGTTTCTGTTTGTGTCTTACAAGGATCTAGTGGAAGACACAGCACAAACATTGAAAGGTATTTATGACTTCTGTGAGTGGGATCAATTTATTCACAACACACATAACATCAAGCCAAAGTACGCTGAAAACGATGATATTTATGGTTTGAAGGGGATGCACAGTGTAAGGAAGAAAGTGAGGTATCAGAAGAACCACACGCAGCTAATGGACGAAACTGTGCAAAAGTGTATGGAGCTAGACAAAGCTCTCAATCTGATCGATACAGCAGTCAACACGGAGGCTAATTATGGGATTTTTAATTGACGTATTTCATGGCGTGACCTTTGCTATAGCACTGTCAGCAGTGTTGTGTGCAACAACCTCCCCGCCGGTCAACCATTGGGGAATGAAGGCGTATAAGATAATGAA